CGTAGATAGAAATAGATACAAAGAAAGTCTATTACCTGGATCGTTTAATTTATTATTATCTGGATCCGGTGGACAAATTCAACTTACAGACAATAGTAACAATTCAAACGTAATTAATTATTTGGATTGCGGAAGAGTTTTCAACATAGTTTCAGGTTCTAATGGATACGCGAGTACTTCTATTCCTACCGGAGCCACTCAAGCGGGTTATACCATTTCAGGATCTTACGGATTGTTTCTTCCAGATATAGGTACAATCATTTTGAATCCTGGAGCTTTATCATTATCAGCCGCTTACGGAGGTATTTCATTGACTGTAGACGAAACAATAAATCCTTCTACCCCGTACAGTTCGGTGAGCAATACAAATCTGTTTAATGCTATTTCTCAAAGCGCCAATTTCCAATTGAGCTCTTACGAAACCATATCTTCTGATTACGTATTTGTAAGAGTGGCAAATGCGGAGTATAACTATAGCTCCAATCCAACTTTTACTTCTGGATCTAACGGAGGTTTAGTTTATCCAATATTGGTTAATAGCCCTCAGACTTTCATTACAACCGTAGGATTGTACAATAACAATAACGATCTTTTGGCCGTTGCTAAAATGTCAGTACCGTTGATAAAAGATTTTACTAAAGAGGCATTAATAAGAGTTAAATTAGATTGGTAATAGAATAAAAAATGAGTAGAGCTTCAAATACGATTAATCCGTCAGACCGTTCTACCACCCCTATCAAATTACGTTATACCTCTTCTTACACTAACGCTTCTTTTAGCAGTTACGGTATTACTATTTTGAATGGAGTAAACGGTCCGATAAGCATCACTGGGTCTGTACCTCAGACGACTTTGAATTACTACTCAGCGAAACAGCTATTTTATTCTAATTTTTTAACAGGATCATTTTTATCCAATAGTTCTAGCTTCGATAATTCTTTACAATCTACTGCAGCTTCCGGAACTTTTGATGCTGACGTTAGATACTTTCCTACTGAATCTAATTCAAAAATTACCGTTCTGTCCATTCCAAGAAATGTGTACGGAGAAAACATAGGAAGAAACGGTTTTGTTGTTACTTCTTCTTTGTATAGAATAATTGACGATGGAAACGGTAACGTAATAGACTACGTAAATAATAAAGCCTTAGTAGGAAATATCATATATAAGCAGGGAATTGTCGTTATAACTAATCCGTACTACATAGATATATTTTCTCCTGATTGTGCTATATCTGGTTATGCTTATGAAGTACCTGTGCCTACTCCGACACCAACTGCGACAAATACTCCAACGCCAAGCGTAACAGCAACCACTACAGTTACGCCAACAAATACTCCGACTAGAACGAATACGCCAACGTTAACCTCAACAAATACTCCAACATCAACGTTGACCAATACACCTACGTTGACCGCTACACCGACACCGACATTAACATCCACTCCGACTTCTACCCCAACCAGCACTCCAACGTTGACGGCGTCACCAACTCCGACTTTAACTAGTACACCTACGTTGACAAATACGCCAACTTTAACGGCGTCACCAACTCCGACTTTAACTAGTACACCTACGTTGACAAATACGCCAACGTTAACGGCGACTGCTACGCCAACTTTAACAGCGACTAGTACACCTACGGCTACACCAACTTTAACAGCGACTAGTACTCCAACGTTAACGGCGACTCCAACGTTGACTGCCACTAATACGCCTACAAGTACGCCTACACCAACATTGACTAGCACTCCTACACTGACTGCTACTCAAACACCGACTTTAACTAATACGCCAACGTTAACAGCTACTGCTACACCTACGTTGACAACTACTGCTACACCTACGTTGACTGCTACAAGGACGCCGACATTAACAAGTACTCCTACCCAAACACCAACGTTAACTAGCACACCTACTTTAACGCAGACAGCAGCTACTACGCCAACGGCAACTCCAACTTTAACCCCTACGCCAACGGTGACAAGTACACCAACCAATACGCCTACGTTAACGGCGACTAGCACTCCTACATTGACGGCCACTCAAACATTAACTGCAACGCCTACGCCGACATTGACGGCCACAGCTACGCCTACGTTAACAATGACACCGACTTTAACAGCAACTAGTACACCGACTTTAACAGCAACGCAGACTCCGACTCTAACTTCAACGCCTACGTTGACTGCTACGGCGACACCGACTCTAACAGCAACAAATACGCCTACAGCGACACCAACATTGACAGCTACGGCGACGCCTACGTTAACGGCGACCAATACGCCTACAGCGACACCTACGTTAACAGCAACTAGTACACCAACGCTGACCGCCACAAATACGCCAACGAATACGCCTACGTTGACCGCTACAGCTACACCTACTAGAACGGCCACACCAACTTTAACGGCCACTAGTACTCCTACGTTGACGGCGACCAATACACCTACGTTGACGCAGACTTTGACGGCAACCAATACGCCAACGTTGACTGCCACTAATACGCCTACGTTGACTTCAACGCCTACGCCTACATTAGTAACGCTAACAAACTCTGATACGATATATTATTACACTGTGCACGACGGAACTGTTCCTGTTGGCTATTCAAGCGCGGGGACTGCATGCTCTGTGGCTACTGGAGCTCCTTACAGTTTAACTGTGTATTATAACGGTACTTTTGGTGACGGTACTACTCTTTATACGGACGTGCACGCTAATGATCCTTTATATGCTGATATAACTACTTACTATTATTTAAGTTCGGCCAACGTAGCAATTTACTTAGACGGTAATACTGTAGCTAGCACCACAACTTGTACACCTTCTTTGGGAGGTAACTTTCTAATTTCTTACGGAAGTAACGGTGGAGATGCTTGTACTCACTACTCATATAGCGAAGATCAAGTATCGATATATCCAGGAAGCGGAAATCCGGGAGATTTAGAATCGGGATATCCTTATTATAACTCCGACGGCAGTGCGTTTACTTACGACAGCGGATTGACTTATTCTGACGGTAATACTTATGGCACATTCTATACCAGCGGTGGAAACACTTATTATAATTCTGAAGGAGTTTGCTTGTAAAACATCATAAAGCACATGAAATAAAAAATTTAATGATAAAATAGTTTTATTTATATTATAAGTTATGAGTACCATATTTATACAAATAGCAAGCTATAGGGATCCCCAGCTACTTCCAACGATAGAAGATTGTTTAAAGAATGCCAAATACCCAGATAATTTAAGGTTCGGTATATGTTGGCAACACTCTAAAGAAGACGAATGGGATTCCCTGGACAAATACAAAGAAGATCCAAGATTTAGAATATTGGACGTGAACTATAAAGACAGTAAAGGCGTTTGTTGGGCAAGAAATCAAGTTCAAAGTCTGTACGAATCTGAAACCTATACACTTCAGATAGACTCTCACCACAGATTCGTGGAAAATTGGGACGAGATCCTAATAAACATGATTCTTCAATTACAAGAGAAAGGCCACGAAAAACCACTATTGACAGCATACATTTCAAGCTTCAATCCAGATAACGATCCAGCAGAAAGAGAAATGAATCCGTGGTGGATGACTTTCGATAGATTTATCCCTGAAGGTGCAATATTTTTTTTACCAGCGACTATACCCAATTGGGAAAGTTTGACTGAACCGATACCCTCAAGATTTTACTCTGCGCATTTTTGCTTTACTTTAGGACAATTTTGTTTGGAAGTTCCGCACGATCCAAATTATTATTTCCATGGAGAGGAAATATCAATAGCGGTTAGAGCATTCACACACGGTTACGATCTTTTCCATCCGCACCGGGTTGTAATTTGGCACGAATACACAAGAAGGGGCCGGGTAAAACAATGGGACGACGATCCTGAATGGGTGATTAAAAACGATGCGTCTCACAAGCGGAATAGAGAATTATTTAAAATGGACGGAAATTGCGGATGCGGTATAAGATTCGGAATTTACGGATTCGGAGATAAAAGAACTTTACAAGACTACGAAAAATACTCAGGAATCCAATTCGCTTCAAGAGGTGTTCAGCAATACACTCTTGACAATAAATTCTCTCCAAATCCAGTAATAGAAGATCCAATAGAGTACCAGAAGTCTTTCTTGAGAATCTTTAAACATTGCATAGACTTATCTTACGAAAGCGTTCCAGAGAAAGATTATGAGTTCTGGTGCGTTGCTTTTGAAGACTCAGAAGGCAATACTATATTTAGACAGGACGCGGATGCCACAGAGATTCAGTCTAAATACAACGATCCCGATGGCTACATAAAACTATGGAGACAATTCGATACTATTGTTAAACCGTTTAAATGGATTGTGTGGCCTTATTCAACAAGTAAAGGCTGGTGCGAAAGACTTGAAGGTAATTTACCACAATAAAAAATAATGAATGAAGATAGCTATAGTTCAATATTATACAAATAATGTAACTTACGGTAAATATTCAAAAGAGATAAACGAAAAGTACGCTTTAGAGAACGGTTACCAGTACTTAATAGAAGAAGATTCAAGTAAAATTATTTCTGGTTGTGAAGGTCGATCAATAACTTGGTATAAACCAAAATTGATAAAAGAGACCTTTAGTACCTTAGACGTTGACTACGTTCTTTATTTGGACATAGATGCAATCGTGAGTGACGTAAACGGAAAAATAGAAAATTTTATAGAAGAGGGTTATCACCTTACATGTTGCGAAGATTACGGTCATCACAGCGTAATGAACGCGGGAGTTTTATTGTTTAAGAGGGGGGAGTGGACCGATAAATTTTTACAAGAGTGGTGGAATTCCGGAGATACTTTAATAGGAGAAGACGTTCCCGAATTGGATTTACTTCCACAAAATATTAATAAAGCTGGGTATTTTAAAACTGCGTTATGGCACGATCAAAGTTGTATGGCGGTTTTATACAAAAAAAACCAATGGATCAGAGACGGAATAAACATGATCTCAAATAGATATTTTAATTGGAAAGAATACAATCAAGGAAATTTTATATTTCACGCATTTCAATACGGTCACATTTCAAATAGAACCATAGACATAATACACAGAGAAAGAATTAAATTGGATTTAAACGTTCCCAGTATTAATCTAATAGTTTATCACGTGTATTGCGTTAATGATTATTTAAAAGTAGTAAAACAACAATTAAATAGATTAATAAATTCAGGCCTTTACGATTGGTGCGATAAATTAGAAATCACTTGTGTTAATACGAAAGGTGAATTTGAAGAAATTAAAGAGTTGATCAAAGGATTGGATAAAGTTAATTTAAACGAATACACTAATAATGATTTTGAATACGAAGGGGTGAATAAAGTTTGGGAATACTCACAAAAATATAATGGAAAGGTATTTTACTTTCACACAAAGGGGGTTTCAAACTTCTATAAAAATTTCGAAGACAGATCAGTATCTGAGTGGAAGATGAAAGGCATTCAATGGTGGAAAGAGGCGATGGAATATTTTTTAATAGACAACTTTAAAGATTGTCTAGAAAAATTAAATACATACGATCAGTGCGGATTGACAATGAATAATAAATGGTGGTGGGGAAATTTTTGGTGGATAAATTTATCGTGGGCTTACAGTAACGGAAAACCCAATCATGGAGATAGGTGGTATTACGAAGCTTGGTTGAATAGCTACAGAAATCCATACTATTACGAACACTATCACTTTGAATTTAATCCGTATTATACGTTGCTTCCAATGGATATTTACAAAAAGGATTACAGTAATAGTAGAATAGAACTAATCTCCGCGCAATACGGAACTCTTGGAGAACAGCAGGACGAAGGGTCTAAGTTTACTCAAAGAAATATGATCGACGTGACAGATGAGCTCAGAAATAACTTTGAACAAAACAATAATAGGGGTTTTGATATTAGAGTGGACAATAGTATAAAGGGAGATCCTGTGTACGGAGTTCAAAAACACTTGGAAGTTAGAATAAAAATAGACGATCAAGATTACATAATAGTTGTTGACGAAAATAGAAATTTAAAAATACAATTTTAATGAACGTTACTATAGTTACAGGTCTTTGGGACTTAGGCCGTGGCGATCTTAACGGTTGGGCAAAAAGAGATTTTCAACAGTACAAAGATAGATTCTTTGAAATGCTTGAAGTTGACGTTAACATGTGTGTTTGGATTCCTAGTGAATTAGAAGAAGAGGTTAAAAAAATAAGGGGAGATAAACCAACAAGAATATTCATAAAGGAATTAAAAGATTTTGAAACTTGGTTTCCCTTCTTCGATAAATTACAAGAGATTAGAACCAATCCCGAGTGGTACAATTCTGCTGGATGGTTACCGGAATCTCCTCAAGCATCTTTGAAATATTACAATCCAATGATGATGTGCAAAATGTTTATGCTGAACGATTCTGCGATCACAAATCCTTTTGATACTGATTACTTTTTTTGGATTGACGGAGGATTGACTTCCACGGTTCACAAAGGATATTTTCAGCACGATAAAGTGTTCGATAATTTAGAACATCACTGCGAACTAACTAACAAATTTACTTTCATACAATATCCTTACGAAGGCTCTAACGAAATACACGGATTCGATAGGTTAAAAATGGCTGAGTATTGTGAAACTGATTATGTGAACAGAATATCCAGAGGCGGTTTTTTTGGCGGAAGTAAAAAATTGGTGCACGAAATAAATAATCTATATTACGGAATACTTCACGATACGATGCATTCCGGATTAATGGGTGCTGACGAATGTTTATTCACGATTTTGTCTTATAGACACAAAGATTTAATAGAAAATTTTGAAATAGAAAGTAACGGTCTTGTTTGGCCATTTTTTGAATATCTAAAAGATGTTAAGAAAAAATTTGAAACTACCGTAGAAGGAAAAAAATTGTGGAGCAAAATAAAAACGAATCTGTACGTTCTTACTTTTAATTTTCCAGAGCAATTTGAAAAGTTATGTCAATCTTTTATGGCCAGTGATAATAATTTTCTTTCTAAGACAGATAAATATTTAATCAATAATTCCACCGATTCTTCAACTTTTGAGCAATACGAAAAATTATGTGATAAATATAAATTTATCGAGATAAGAAAAGATAACATAGGAATTTGCGGAGGCAGACAATTTTGCGCTGAACATTTTGATCAGTCTGATGCCGACTATTACATATTCTTTGAAGATGATATGTTTCTTCATGCACCTATGAAACTTTCTAGGTGTAAAAATGGAATGACTACTTACGTTACTAATCTGTATGAAAAAAGTTTAAAGATCATGTACGATACTGGAATGGACTATTTAAAACTTTCCTTTTCAGAATTGTATGGAGATTGTTCAGAACAGTGGGCTTGGTACAACGTTCCAATGGAAGTTAGAAAAAAATATTTTCCCAATAAAACAAAGTTACCTGCCAAGGGATTGGATGCTAATCCTCCGAAAACAAGATTCTTTGAAATGGGAAAACAAGATGATTTGAAATACATGACAGGAGAAGTACACTATTGCAATTGGCCGCTGTGGTTTTCAAGGGAAGGAAATAAAAAGATTTTTTTGGACGTTAAATGGGACCATCCGTACGAACAAACTTGGATGAGTCAAACATTCCAATTGCAAAAAAAGGGAGAAATTCTAGCCGGAGTGTTATTAGCTTCCCCGATCAATCATACCAGAATACATTATTACAAACCAGAAGAAAGACGAGAGAACTAATATTTATAACTAGATGCCAAGATCAGTACTCATAAAATTAACTACGGCTGGTGCGGATTCCGGACCGTTTAGCTTATACTCTAATGTGGACAGTTTTTCGATGCCGTTTGAAAGCCTAATATCCAAAACTAATTTAACGATCGGATATACTTCCACATTGGTGCCTTCTACCGCAACGGTTATAAGAGTACACTCTGTTGGTGTGTGCACTACTTATTTTGACATACCCATAGTGTTCGCTACCCCGACGCCTACACCTACAGCGACACCCACATTGACACCGACAACAACCGCGACTCCAACGCCTACTCATACGGCCACAAGTACACCGACATTGACGCAGACTTTGACGGCAACCAATACGCCTACGTTGACTCCTACTCACACGTCAACAAGCACGCCTACAACGTCAATGGGATCTACGCAAACGCCTACGCCTACGAGAACGTCTACTCCAACAGGTACACCTACTCAAACGGTAACGGCAACTGCAACACAGACTCCAACAACGACGTCGACGCCTAGTACGCCCGCTACTTATACTGTAACAGTATACGCCGAAGAATTGGGCACCGGTTACGCAGGATTGTATGTATGGTATTCTATAAATGACAATACAATGGTATCGGCTACAAGACTATCTTCGCCGCTATCAACTTCAGAAGTGATTCAAACAATCACAGGAGTTCATTACGGAGATCTAGTGACATTGGCAGTTTCAGACGGCGTAGGTGGTCCATTGAGCATATTGTATCCGATATCTATATCTCCTTCTGGTTATCCATCGGACGCTACCAATTGTTCTTTCCAATCTTTCACGGTTACAGGAAATACGCCGATGTATGTTGTTACAAAAGGCGATGTAAGTTGCTAATAAAAAATAAATCAAAAGATGCCACTACCTTACGTACCATTTACACTTACAGTAGCAGGAGAATCCACAATCTACCAAAACGAAGTAAGATGTCATGTATCAGAAAACGATTTCAACTTCTCTCTGAATCCAACTATGTTTAACAGTTCCAGTTTTGTTACAGGATCTTCTTTGGTAAGCGGTTCTGGCGTAGGACCATTTTTTGTTCCATTGGGACAAAGTGGTAGTTATTATTATAGAGCGGGAGGTAAAATGATAGATGCAGTTACTGGATCAAGTTTTACGCCTTACGCAACAACAGTTGGACTTTATAACGAAAAGGACGAACTATTGGTTGTTGGTAAATTGGCCACACCGTATCCAATTCCTTCTCACACAGATATGACATTTATAATTCGTTGGGACAGTTAAGATATTTATAATAAATTAGTCTATGGGAAATTGGTTGTACGAAGGAAAGGAATACACTCAATTGGAGCACTTTCCAGATAACGCAGTTGGCTTCGTCTACAAAGTCACTAACACCACAAATGGCAAATTCTACGTCGGTAAAAAAATCCTAAGGAACGTACTAACAAAAAAACTCACAAAGAAAGAGATCAATGAGTGGGACAAACCGGGCCGCATTCCAAAGAAAAGAAAGGAAGTAAAGGAAAGCAATTGGGTGGACTATTACGGTTCGAGTAAGTTAATCACCGAAGACATTAAATTATTGGGCAAGGAAGCATTCACCAGAGAAGTATTAACGATCTGTACCACCAAAAAACAAATGAGTTACTGGGAGACCTATTACCAAATGGTATTGGAAGTTTTGCGTGTGGATAGCTATTGTGAAAATATTGCAGGCAAATGGTTTAGGAGAGATGTGTCCCCTGCTGTCCCGGACTTACAGGACGAAGAGGAATAGAAATTACGATACAATATTAAGGAAAAATAAAAAGGAGCCCAAATGAGCTCCTTTTCTTATAAGTATAAAGACTCTAATACGTCTCTTCTAATTTGTGTCTTTATGTTATTCCAATGCTCTATTCTGCTCAAAGTTTTTTCGTCTCCATATTTCCAATATTTTAGTGCTTGATCGTAGGACTCATTCATAGTCATCATTCGGCTTTCTATATTTTTTCTGTAAATTAAATTTACTATAGAAACAATATTAATACATTAGTCCTCTGAATCTAGTTTCTTCAAGAAATTCCGGTCGATCAGACAAATTAAAATTGTCTGGGAAGATCCAAGTATATGGAATGTTTTTTGTAGGTTTTTTAGATCCATGATGAATAGCTATCGCCTTAAAAAAAAAGCATGTTTTATCTTCAACGTTTAGATACTTCTGGGAAGTCATGGGATTCAGTCTGTGATTGACCAATAAGTCCATCTGATACAACCATTGGTCTGCGTATTTGTTCTGAGGGATGAACTCCCCATATTCACTGATAAGATATTTAACTTTCCCGTTTAAATTCTGTCCACCAAAGATTTGATGTAGTCCATCAAAATGACCTGTACCACCGAAAAGAATTGATTCTGGATTCACTAAATGCGGATAGCTCATTGCAATGTATCTGGCTGTATTTTTACAAGGATATAAAGGACTTCTAAATCCTTGGTGCTTTTTAAAATAAGCTTCAAGTATTTTAGCGAATCCCATCATTGTCCACGGCGTTGAATTATTTCCATTTTCTACGTCTTGTAACAGGTAAGCAAGATCTTTTGCGGCTTTTGCGGGGCCATCCAAAATCCAATCTTTTACGTTAGTTCCCTTTGGATAATAGATTTGAAATAGATCGTTTCTTGCATGTCTATTCTGCTTGAAATGTTGTTTTGTTGCTTCGATTCCCCCGTTCTTCAATTTCATAAAAGTTCCCCAGTGCTCGTTGGTAAAACTGAACACTAAAGTGTAAAACAGTCTTAACTCGTTGTCGGTAACTTCTTGCATCACTTCGCAATAGGGATGCTCGTGCCAGTGCAAACGATGAGAGAATATCTGATACTCGTCTCTTAATAAAGGATCTTGTCGTTGATCGAATTTTTGGCAGAACTCAAAGAACTTCTCGATGCGTTGCTCTAAAGGCCACTCTTTCATCCATGAGTCCTTTGGTTTTTTGCCTTTAAACTCTACTTCGCATGTGTTTGGAAATAAAATCTCTTTCATTATGCTGCTATTTTTTTTGTAGGTTTTTTCTTAACATAAGTAGAAGGTTTCTTTGCGTAAAGAGACACCGCGTACTTTAAAATAAGGTCTTCTTCAACTTGATTTAACTTATACACCTTTCTAACGTATCTCTCCGATCTTGGAATGATCAAAGAATTCTGTGTGCTGTTGGGTAAAGGTCTAATTGAATTCGGTTCGGTCTTTAAAATGTTAAGATCGACTTCTAACAACCAACTGTCGTATTCGTTAGGCCAAATTAAAGGAATAGATATGATATAAAGTTTTTCGCACTTTAAGGCGTGCTCTACCTGTTTACCTGCGTCGGCGTTTAACGCCCAACAATCGTAACTGTTATACGCAGAGATAGTTTTTAATTGTGTGATAGTAGGAGTCTTCTTGTCGAAGAATACTTTGTGATCGTTGTATCCAAACGGATCGGGATTGAAGTGAACTTTGTATCCCATGTCCTGCATAGCGTTATTGAATATTTTTTCTCCCGCTAATCCTAAGATGTGGATGTTTTTTGTCTGCTTAACAGACTTTGATGTGTGAGCCATTATTTGTTGTAAAATTGTTGTACCCTGTCCTTGTATTGTTCTTCTGTGATAAGAAGTGATTTAAGTACCTTGTCATCGGAAGGGTGTTCTGTAATACCGTTAAAACTTGGGACAAGGCCAAGATCCAACATTGCTTTCTGTCTACCGTATGGGTGATCTTTAATACTGCAGCTGTTCCATACGTGATCGAAGTCCAAGTGATCGTAATCAGCACCAGGTTTAACGTAGTTCTCAATCCATCTAATTGAGTCACACGCTACGTCCTCGGCGTTGTAAGGAAAACTACCAGTGTCTTCGTATATCTTCATCATAACCGAATCCAAAAATACTTCTTCTGGCATTTTCGTAGACTTCGTAGCCAAATAGCTAACGCATTCCTTTGCATTCGTACCGTAATAGAATGGACTTTCACGATTAACGAATTCAGGGAACCAATCTGCTATATCTGCTATGAACGCTGCGTATTGGAATCTGAAAGCTCTAAGTCCTCTGTCTGCATTCCATTTAAACATAAAGTCTCCTACTTCTCTCAAATCTTTCTTTCCTCCTTGCTCTAGAAAATTAGCTACGTCTTCTGCAAGTTGTGGAACGAATTCGCAAAGGAAGTAATCTCCTCCACGTTTGTAATCTCCTTGAGGTTTAGGGAAACTTGGGAACTGATAACCTATTGATGTGTAAAATGGTTTTTTTGCTCCTTTTATGATGTCTATCAACTGAGGTATATTGTCAGCTTGATGCATCTCGAACAGAAGCGTATTGTGATAGCCTGAAGGTTTCATCGAATAGTTAATAGCAGATCCTGTTAACCTGTGAAATAGAAACAAATAGATCCACTCTTTTAAACCGAACACGTTGCGCTTACCTGTCCAATTGTGAGAAATGATATCTCTTTGTTTTGTCATTAGACCGTCTTTCATTTTGTCCCAATAAGGATGCTCTTCTGTAAAACCGTAAAATACGTCGTTAACGATCTGTGAGAATCCTGCGTACTTTCTTTCAACTACGTCGTACAATTCTACGTGTTTCATTAATTCGTCGGGCACAGAACTGTCTGCATGTTTTATTCTACCTAAGTTGCACTCTTCTTGTTGTGTTTTCGCCATTTGATAATAGCGTAAAAATTCTTCGTAATAAGGTGTGGTCTTAATCCACTTTGGGTTTGCTGTAATCATATCGTTATTGTTTTTCTAACATTCGTCTTGTTTCCATTCTTCTCCACATAAGATCTGTTTGATCTATGTAATACTGCGGATCTGTGTCCAACCATTTGTCTTCGTCTACCCACTCTTCTTTAGCGTGACCGATACCTGCAATTTTGATGTGTTTAGAACCCTCTCGCTTAAGTGCTATCTTCTTAGTTTTCTCTATGGCCTCTTCTTGAGTTCTGGCCATAACACAACACACATAATCTTTTAACACGTTCCAATTAGGCTCGGCCTCTCTTGAATCTTTGTAGTGCGCATAGTAAACTGTCATGGGTCTTGGTTCGCCTTGCTCTCTTAGAACTCGTTTCTTTTCTTCTCTTGCCCACTCAACGTAAAAGTTTAATACATGATCGTCAGGGTCAACTTCGTCGTATTCGTTACATTGAAATATTCTCCAAGAGTCTATAGCGTACTTACCTACGCCTTTGAGACCTAATAATCTGTGAGTTGGGATATAAATAGGATTGCCGTATTCTTGTACTAACTCCAACCACTCGTAAGCGAACTGTTTCCAAGCTTTTACTCGTTTGTTGTAGAATCCCAAAGGTTTGATAATCTCTATGATCTCTTCGTCAGGACAGTCGATTAAACGCTCTGCTGTACCGCACTTGTTAAAGAAGTGTTCTCTAACTTCGTCTACTTGTCTGTGATGTGTTTGATTTAGCATGAAACAGACCATTAGCATTTTCCATGGGTCGTCTCTGTATTCCTCCTGTCTTGTAAAATAGGGTGACGTTTGTAATTTCATAACTTTTATTTAATAATCAAATATACCACA